TTCGAGGCAAAAAGGTGCCAGACTTTTGACCCCCCACCTATCCTGCCAAGTTATCAACAGCGTATCCGCAGACTACCCGACACGAGCACCGATGAGGTTGTGACACGCATGGCACAGCGAGCGCAGGTTGCTCCACTCTGTCGCCAGGTCAGGCCGCAGCTTGAGCGGCTCGATATGGTCAACAACTTGCGCGGGTGTTACCCGGCCTTCCGACTTGCAGTTGACGCATAGCGGGTGAAGCTTACGGTAGTACAGAGAAAGCTTCCGCCAGCGGCTGGTGCCATAGAATTTATCTGATTCTGCCCGACCTTCGTTATACCGCCGGTGCGATCGCTTTACGGCCTGGGCGCGCTTTGCCTCGTACTCCTGCTGATGCCTGGGACAGTACGTGTCTCCGCGCAACAGAACCCCGCACGCAGGGGCTGCGCAAGGCTTCAGGGCGCGCTGTCTTTTCATCAGCCGCCAACCTTCGATCTGCCGAACCGCTCAGCCAGATCACGCAGTTTCTCAACGCCAAGGAAGCCAACCATGCCGCCTATGAAACTGGACATGGACTGAGGCAGGCCAAGCCACTCAAGCACAGGGATTAGGCTCAGGGTAGCCAGGCCGCACAACACTGCCTCCAGCGCCATCTGCTTGCCCTTGCCGCCGCCGTAGATCACTCGGACAACAGCGATAGCCATTGATAGCCCCATGGCGTGCAGGCTGGCTTGATGGGTAGCCCACCACGCAAACAGGGCGGCCCATACGTCACTGTTCTTCTCTGGCATTTGGCTCATATCCGTTACCCCGGCTGGGGAATGGGTTTGTGTTTCGGGTAGAAACGAAAAAGCCCCGACCGGATTGGCCAGGGCTTCTGAATAGTTCGTGTACACGCAACAACGGCACACTAGATATAATTATTGCCATTCTGCCACTAGATTGCAAGCTCTTTGTATTCTATCACTGCCTGCACTGATTTGTGGGCGTCGTTAACCAGCCTGCCGAGCTCTCCATTCACTTGTGATCGCCACCGGTACAGGGTGCGCTCAGATGTGCCGTCCGTGTCCCATGTGTTGATCTGGTAGAACTCCTGCGGGTAACCACGCGGCACTGCCCAGGCAGCGATAGCCTTCAGCCTGAACAGGTGATGTGCCGGCAGCTCCCGCAGGTGTGACGCCAGCCAGATGATCGATGCTTCGACCTCGCCCGTGTTGATGCTGTACTTGGCCACGATTGCGTGCCACTGCGATTCGGGGAGCATGGTCTTCACCCGTGACCGGGTCATGGCGTCCTGTGTCAGCCTTTCCTCTGCTGTTAGCCCGCACCCTTCTGGTATCACTTCGTCGTATCCCGACCGGTACAGACGCTGCCACGCTGACTGCGCAGTGCAGGTGTTGGTCTCAATGCTCATTATGCGAGCGATACAGTGTGCTGCGTCTCGGTATACCGTCATTCTGCGCCCTTACTGGAAATGGTTACCCGAACCGATCCGCCAACAGCGGCGGGCCCGATCTCGAACTGTGTAACAAATTGGCTGTCATCAATACCCAGGGCATCGGCGATACCGTCACGACCAGACTTGAACGCAGCAACAAGATTGTCATCGTCTCGCTTGCGCCGGTCTGGCGGGCAGAACACCAGGGCCAGCACCAGTCCGCCATGTCGGCTGACGTCACTTCGCGTGAGCGCATTGTGCGCATAAGCAAAGCACTCTTTACGGTAGCGCCGGGCCGCTCTGCTTTTGGCGCTCCAGTGCTTTCGCGAATTTGGGTTTAACTCCTTTGGCGGCCAGCCAACCTCAAACTGAATCATCGTGCTCATACCCCCTCAAGACTTCGATAACCTCATCCCGACTCCTGCAGTAGTCGGTCGGCACTCTGCTGCATGCCTTTGTCACCACGAAAACCGCCACATCGCCAATCCTGCACCTGGCAACGATGTGCCCGGCATCAGTGATCCAGCAGTCTGGAACTGGATCACCATCACGATCTGACTTCTGCCGCCACTTCATAGGGGAGGGCGCAGCAGCTCAACAGCCTGCGAGTCGGCAATTGTGTAATGGCGCGGCGAGTGGCCGGCGTACAGTTCACGCATACGCTCAACGTGCGGGGTCAGCTGGTCCACCAGATGCCGGTACCCGCCGCCATTGAAGGCTCTGTCATCCACCAGCTTGCCGGCCGCCTGCGCGTCCACAATGATTGCCAGACATGCCAGGGCATTGGCCAGATGCGGCGATCCACTGTCAGGCGCACAGTCTTCACCCTCAAACCACGCATCCAGATGCCGCTTGCACGCATCGATGTAGATGGAAGCTCGCACGCCAGAATCCCGCCAGTTTGTGCGGCCGTACTTCAGGGCACCTTCCAGCAGCCCGATACAGCCCATGGCAGTGGCGGTGGTTGGCCACAGGTGCAGGGGCAGCTTGTTGGCTCCGATTGCGTCCTTCGGATTTGTGTCTTTGCGCTCCATGTCAGTCTCCTGTGAAGCATGACCCGCCCGGGCCACTGTTGTTTTCAGCCCGCACATGGCGGACGGTTTCTGTGCTGGCTGACAGCATCTCGACCAGCGCAACCAGTCGGCGTACTTCACCGGCAAGATGGATGGCGCAGGCCGGATTGTTGCTGCAATCGCCGACACCGAAAAAACCGACACCCTCGCACTCGTGGCAGTAAATGCGCATGACGGCCCCCATCACATGACCGTTTCCGCCGCAGTGGCCGCAGGGTTTTATGTGCTCGAATTGCATTTTTAATTGTTTCCTATTATGAAAACCGAATTTGCAAGAAGGCCGCTATTCATGCGGGTCTTGCCGTTTTTGGGATAAGTCTTTGTTCTGCATCTGTACTGCTTGGAATGGCATCTTTTCCACCCATATCACAGACTGGCGGTGCCAGTTTGCTCAGGCCGTTTGCGTCCAACAGCTCATGCCAACGGGACAGTGCGTCGTGCTTCAGGTCTGCCGCGCTGGTGTTCACGTAGGTCTCTGCACTGAAGCCCATGGCATGGTTCAGCAGCATCTCGCCGATCAGGTAATCAATGCCCAGCTCAACCCAGCCAGTGCGTGCCAGCTTGCGCAGGTCATGACTGGACCAGTCGCCGCCGGACAGGCTGCGGATATGTGCCAGCGCCATCGCTGCCGTGATGGTCTTGCCGGACACCTGCTGCACAAACAGGCCGCCACTCGGAGTTGCCCGACTGCCCATGCGATGCTTGTACAGGGTCAGCAGCTCACACATCCGGTCGGTCAGTGGCAGGGTGTGTTCAGTTTTGGTTTTCGTGTGCTCGGCAGGGATCACCCACACCTTGCTGGTCAGGCTGATGTGCTGCCAGCGTGCTTGTCGCGTTTCGCCAATGCGGGTGCCGTGCGCCAGCTGCATGATGGCCAGCATGGTTCCGACAGGCTCGGCATCAAACCGGTCTGTCAGCATGTCCAGCAATGCCGGCAGCTCCAACATGCTCAGCTGCGCAGGTTTTGGCTTCACTTTGGCTTTTGAAAAGTCCGTGAACTTGATCCCCTGCAGCGGGTTTTCCGAAAGGTGCCCAAGGCTTTCGGCCCTGGCAAAGGCCTGCTGCAGGACACGCAAACACTGGCGAACGTAGCTCAGTGCCTGCTCTGCCTGCATAGGCCACATCAGCGACCGGTCAAGTGACTCGCGGGTGACATCGGCAATGGGTGTGCCAGCAATGCGCGGCATCAGCTGGCACCGAATGATCGACTCGACAGACTGCTTTCGCTGAGCGCTCAAGCTGCGATCTTTGCTCACGCGCTCGCCGTACCAGCGCAGCAGGTCGCCCACCGTTGAGAACTGGCCGCCAGCAGCTACGCTTTGACCGAGGGCATGCTTTGCATGAAGCTCGGGTAGGATTTCCAGCATCCAGCGCACGGGCAGCTGTGGGTACCCTGCAACCTTCTTCCAGCTTCGGTTATCCCGCAGATACCAGCTGCCGGCCGTGCGGTCACCGGTGAAGCGAAACCGCAGCCCAGGGTAACGGGCATCACGCAGGGTCAAGGCAGCGCCCGCCGCTTGCCGCTTGATTTCGGCCTCAGAAAACTGAATCACTGCTGTTTTTGACACATCAAATCTCCATGTCCGAAGGCAGGGCCGGGCAGCATTGCCCAGCGGCACGGCGGAGCCGGGTCCATGCTCTCGCACTCGAAGTACACGTCTTGCTTGCCCTGGCACCAGCTACCCTGCAGTTCCGCATAGCAGAACCTGCCGACAGCAGGATCCCAGTGGGCAACCACCGGCCACGGGTAGCCCATATCAGCCAGGACCGGCTGATCGGTCAGCGGAGGGCCCGGGTGGAGCAGGGCGCACAGATCCGGCAGCGGCTGCCAGCCGGTCAGGATGCCTGGGGCAAAGGTAGTATCAAAAAATACCGAGCCCTCATCTGTCTCTACGCGAGCCGCCACCCACCCATCCTCGTACTCGCTCCGAGCGGCAACCATAACCGCCTGATCGACAAGCGGCTGGCCGTCGCGGGATGCAAACCGGCCAACGAATGCGGAGCCGTCGCACGGGGCGGAGTCACTGGGTCGCCAGACGGCCATTAGTCGCGCCCCCTTCGGCCCGGGCAGCCAACCATGGCCGCGATCAGAATCACGAAGATCAGGATGAATACCGCGTTCTCGCTCATGACTTCCTCCGGCGCTTGGCGACAAACAGCGATGCCAGGGCCAGCGGCACGACCACCAGCGCCAACATCAGAATTAACAGCAGGATTGCGATTGTTTTCATTGATTTCACCATGGCTTGCGCAGCAGCTCTGCGAGTGGATCGGGGGCAAATTCTTCTTTCGGGGTCGCGTTGAACTCCGTCATGGCCGCTTTGCCGTTTGGTATTTCCGGCCAGTTACCGATGATCGTGAGGCGGCCGTCGGCCTGGTGCCGCCAGTAGGCCTTACCGCCGGAGCGAGACACCTGCAAGAACAGCCCCTTGAACTTCCGGCAGCTGATCCTGCGGGCTGACAGCTTCATGGCCTTTTCGATCGTGCGGGCGCTTAAATCGCTGCACACAGCGGTCTTGCCGCTGAGGGTCACGGTCATGCTGTAGCCCTCAGTTTGCGGCGCATTTCATCCAGCGCAGACCGGGCCTTGACCGGGTTAGCCGGCACGCTGACCGAGGCGGGCAGGGCCTTTGGCACCGAGCGTAGCTCAGCGCCACGGGCAACCTGTTCCAGCGTCAGGCTGTAGGCTCGCTCGAAAACTGGCCGGCTCCTGCTCTCGGGGAAGTCGCGCAGCACATGCAGGCCCGTCTCGCAGGCTGCATGCCAAACCGCAGCGTGAGCGCCGGAACGGTCCGCAGCAGGGTGCGCCAGCCTGCAGGCCTGCAGGTACGCTTGCTCGACTGCCGGACAACCCAGCGCCTCTGGCGTAGGCCGGCACCACTGAATGAACTTGCCGACACTCGGGGCAAAGTCGCTGCCGCTCAGCCGGCACTGCTGCAGACCGTAGCGGATTTGCTCAACATCACGGATGCCGGCCGCCATGAAGGCCCGCACCCAGTTGCGCTTTGCCGCAGCCAGCGCGGCAGTGTCGGGCCACGCCTGGCGCCAGGCGGGGAAGATTGCCTGCAGCTGGGCAAACAGCACGTTCACAATCTCAACGGCAGCAGGGTCGAGCGGATTCGGGGAAGGCTTCGCCGCTGGCTGGTGGTTACCGGCAGCCAGTGCGCCAGCAATCAGGTTTTTTGCCTGTTTCATCACATCACCCCCATGTCGTCAGCCCAGCTGGTGTCGCTGAAGTCGGGGCCGCTGCTGGCCTGCCGCATGGGCACCACCTTGGCAGCAGGCCGCTCGTTGATTGCCCAGCGCAACAGGCCAGAATGCCAGCCTCGGCTGTTCTGGTAGCCGCCCTGGCCGATGCAGTACAGGCGGTACTTGTCGATCAGCTCAGGGGTGACGTCACCGAGCCTGATGCTCGTTTGCGTGCGCAGCAGGGTGGCCATCAGCTCGGGGTCTGGCTGCCAGTCGCCAGGCATGGCAAAGCGCTGGTCATCAGGCCTTGCTGGCGGTGGCGGAGCAGCAGGTGCGGGCTGACGCGGGCCGTCCGGCATGGGGGCTGTGGCTTGAACAGCTTCAGCAGGTTGCGCATCGTGCGCAGAGAGAGAGTTATCTGTATCTGTATCTGTATCTGTCGTGACATTGCGTGACGCGCCGTGACATTCATCAGTTTCGGCAGATTCTTTTTCACGGGCCCGCTGAGCTCTCTTCCGCTCTGCAGCTGACTTTGCGCCCGTTCTTGGGTTGCCAAGGTCCTCACGAGCTGGCTGACGTGTTGCCCAACCAGAAAGCGAATTGCCGTCCAAAACTCGCCCTTGCATTGCTTGATAAATCGCCTCGACCTGCTCAGTGTCACAATCGAGCGCGCTTGCCAGATCTTCCAGCGTGACGCCAACGTGACCACGCGTGACATTGCGTGACGCATCCACAAGTAGGTGAATGTACATAGCCTGGACTAGCGCAAGCGGCTGCTTGCTGGCCCTGGCAATGGTGCGCCATTTCGGATCGTTGGGCATCTCATGCCACAGGCGTAACCAATGGTTGCTCATACCGCCACCCCCAGCACGCCCTGCAGGTCGTGTTTGCGCTGGCCGTCCCAGCCGCGCTTCATAGGTAGCTGGCCGGCCATGTACTTGCTCAGGAGCCAGCGGGCACCCTTGGCCAGCAAGATCGGCTTGGACACAGTGAACGGGCCCTTGCTGCCAGCCACCTCGAAGGGGCGTTCCGTCATGTAACGATCCCGGGCATAGCTGGCCACTCGCCAGTTTGCGTGCTGGCCGCCATCCTCATACAGCCAGCCGGCTGCCAGCAGGTGCTTGTTGATGGCCATGGTGTTGACGCCGTTCAGGTGGCGACAGAACTCCGGCGCAGACATGCCCCTGGCCAGCAAGCTTTCCAGTGTGTCGATGCGCTCGGCCTGCTGCTGGTTTTCGTGCGCCAGCTGTGCGATCTGCTCCTGCTGGTCTGCAGCCAGGCGCAGGGCGTCGGCAAAGGTGCGAGGGACAGTTGGTTGCTGCTGTGCTTCCAGCTCCTGCCAGCGGTCAACCAGTCGAGCGGTAAACTCGGGCGAAAGCTGGGCAACAACGACAATGCTGTCCCGCTTGCCCTTATCGCCGGAGAAAATGTACTCGGCCACTGTCTGGCCAAGGTGGTTTTTAACTTCCACCATTGGTGGGAGTTCAATAACGGTGCCGGCTGCAAGTCGTTCAATGGTTCGCTTGACACTATCTGGCCGGCTGCCGACCAGCTCCGCAATTTCTCGGCTGGTCATTGTTGCGGCGGTTGTAATTGTCACTTCATTCATGGATAATTCACCCACTTGTTGTTGATGCTGCTCTGCAGCGTTAACTTGAAACCCCAGCCGCTTGCCCGGTCTGGGGTTTTTTAATGCCTGTGCAAAAACCCAGCTCTGTTGCATGCCTGCTCATGACGGCATGCCCCGGTGTACTTTCAACCCGCCTTATTCATGAAACTTGTCCATAAACAAAGAAGGCGATCGGTTTATCTTTTATAATCAATATGTTCCTGCAAGAACTTGATTAAAGGGGACCGCTCGCCATGGGTGAAACAATACCAACCTGGAAACCTACCTGCAACCCGTCTGTTTCTGTACGCCTCAGTGGTCGCAAAACCAGCAGTGATG